AAAGTGAAAGAGATATGTGGCAGAGAACAGGTAATATTGCTATTGAGTATGAATCTTATGGCAAACCTAGTGGTATCAATGCTACTGAGGCAGACTATTGGTTTCACAATCTTTGTGTGGGTGATGATGTTTTTTGCACCCTTGTATTTAACGTTGACAATTTAAAAAAACTTATTGATAGACTAGATTACAAAAGGTCTGTGGTAGGGGGTGATAATAATGCATCTAAAATGTATTTATTAAATATACAAAAGTTGTTTTCGTCTGACGTAATTAAAACATTTAAAGGAGATTAATATGAGAGAAATGTTATTAGCAGCAATAAAGTCCTACTACGTAGGCAACATCAATAAGCACATAGCAAACATAGAAGTCTATCTTAGAACTTCTGTGGGTATCGGAGAACATTCCGACATCATAGAGTCTATAGATAAAGAGATGGATAAAGTCGCTATGTATGACGATAAAATTGCAATGGTTGTTAAATATTTTGAAAGAAAACAGGAAGATGAAAAAAAAGAAACGAAGCCTAAATCTAAGTAAATATGACGCACCTCTGCGTATTCAGTTTGACAGAGGTGTGAATGCATTTAGGGGAAAGCAATATATAAGAAATGTTGATGGGCATAAGATTATAGCTACAGTTAGTCCTTATAATCAAAATACTATGCAACATAGAGAGTGGCAAAGAGGATACAACTTTGCATACTTCAATCAGTTGGAGAAAATAAAACGTGGTGAATCTAGAAGAGGAAGCAAGGAAGTTCATGCAGTCAAAGAATAAAAGTATTATTACTGCAGATGAGTATCAAGAGAAGGCAAAGGCAACTGCCATCTATCCTAAGAAGGATGCATTGCCATATCTTGCTTTGGGACTTGGTAGTGAAGCAGGAGAGGTGTCAGGAAAAGTAAAGAAACTTATTCGTGATGGAACACAGTCAGATGTAGCCTCTGAGATAGGCGATGTATTGTGGTATTGTGCTATGTTAGCCTCTGAGATGAACGTTAGTCTTGGAAAGATAATGGAAGGTAATTTAGATAAGTTATATGACAGAAAAGAAAGAGGAAAGTTACAAGGGTCAGGAGACACTCGTTAACAAAGTAACACCTGTCTTTGATGCCTCGTGGTATTTAAAGTGGGCAGGTTCATTATTAATTATGTCAGGTATAATATGTAGGGCAGCAGGGGTTTTGCCTCTGTATGACCTTATATCGTCTTGTATAGGTACAGGATTATTGGCAGGTATGGCATTTCTGTGGCATGACAGAGCCTTACTTATGGTAAATGGGGTAGCCTGTGCAGCATTAGCTATGGGAATTATGAGACACTTGTTTGTCTAACGTGCCATTAAGCCTTTTTGTTTGACTAAACCACCACGATTAAATGCTTTTATAATATTATAAACTTTATGGGGTTTACCTCTAACTGATATACTACCAATAGGTTGACCTAATTCTATTTGTCCTATTACTGTAGGTCTTAATTTAGGCTCTGTAGGAGAGTTGGGATATTTTTTTAAATTTACTCCTTTTGTAAAATCTGTTTCTATAGTATAAAAATGTTTACCCTTATGCGTTACTGATACTAATGTTTCTATTTTATCCATGCCTGTTGGAGTATCAGTCCATTTCCATCCTGCTTTCTTTTTAAATAAATTCGTTTTAATTTGAGAGTTACCTTTTCCTGTAGTTCCCACACTTCCCACATTATCGTTAGATACTTTAAAGGATGGTTTTCCATCAGGATTAATTTTTATATTAGCAGAAGATACATTTCTATCTGTTAACACTTCACCTGTTGAAGGATTTAAATAATCACCACCTTTAGGTGCTTTACCTTTTGGAAACATTCTTTCAGGTTTTGGAAACACTGAAATCATTTCTGTTTCTTTAGGTTTAACCATAGCCATTGACTTTGGTGCTTTCTTTGTCATTGCAACCATAGGTGTACCTACTTGAGAGTGCATTAATTTACCTGCCTCAACAGTTTCTCCTTTATCAATAAGTTGTTTTACTCTACCTGCCACGTTAACAGGTCTAGTCATCGCTGCAGGAGAACCTGCTGTGAAGAATCCATATATATCTCTTTTTAATCTGTCATCATCTTCGCCTGTGTACAGATTTTTTAATTCATTTACACCTGTGGCAAAGCCTTTCATACCTGCATCTACTGTTCTAATTGCTGCATCTGCTGTATCAATAATAGGCTGAGTTATTGCACGATTAAATAATCCAAATGTGTCATCTCTAAACACAGAGGGAACTGCATTATATAACTGAGTAGACAAGTTAGGCTCATCAAAAGAACTAGTTATATTACTAAAAGGACTAGTCTTATCTTCTAAATTAGCATAGACTCCTACATTAGAATGTGCCTCATCTGCCTCTTCTATATCTACATCAATATAAGAATTTGAATCTATTTCTTGTTCCATTACTTTCTCTTTCCTCCAACTGGCTTTGATTTAAATTGCTTAGAAAAGTTTTCTACTTGTTCTATATACTCTTCTAAAACACCATTTCTTTTATTCCAAGATTCTTCTGTCAAAGGTCCTTTTACAATAAAATACTCTCTGTCATTCCATACATTTGTAGGAGTTATTATATTTTTGTCTATATCATAAACAGTAACAGCTTTACTACCATCTTTTTGTATTGTATTACGTTGTTGACTGTATAACTCGTTTGCTAACACAGTTTTGAAATCAGTTAACTTCTGCCATTTTTTTAATGTAGTAAGGTTGTAAGGCATTCCCTTTGGCACAAATTTCTCTAGTCTTGATTCTGCTAAAGACTTAGCTTCAGCAATATATTGTTTTGCTTTTGTTATGATTGCTCTTGTTCTTTGTGCAGGAGAAACCTGAACAGGTGCTGTAACACCAAGATTTATTATAGATAAAGGAGACTTGGTAACTGTTTCTTCTTCTCTTTTTAAAAACTTTGTATAGTCAGAGCTTATTAAAAACTTTCCAATCCTAGTTTCTAAATTGTATTCACTATCAGGAGAACCTAATAGTCTCTTAGCCTCTGTTTCTATTTCAGGATTTTGATAATCTGTTCTATAAATTTCATATCTAGGTATGTTTAGTATAGCTATTTCTTTTTCAAATAAGTTTTTAGCTTTACGTTTACTTGTACCAATTAATCTACTAATAGGAGAATCTACTTCTAATGGTCCTTTAAATATATCTATTGCAGGTTCTTGAATCTCAAAAGAAGCACTTATATCATTTTTACTATTAGTCCATAGTCTTTCCCACCTTATTTTTCCACTACCTGCTTCATATTCAAAGTTTGGAGAAAAGCTCTTGTTACCATCGGCATCTGTTTTTTCTAAACTAAAATTTACAGAAGGTAGAACTTTTTCTTCCACAGCACCAGACACATCTACTCCTTTTATATCAGGTGTTCCACGCAATGCTCTTGATAAAAATAAATCTAGGAAATTAACCTTTCCGTCTTGATTGGGTATTATTCTTTGACTCTCATCTTCTATAGACAACATATATTTTACAGGCTGTGCAGGTATCATAAACTGCTGACCAACATTACCAAAAAATTCATATACCATATTTCTATTCATACGTTCATCGTTTTCTGTGAATAGTTGTATGAAGTCATCTAAGAACATTAATCCCATACCTCTTCTTAGAGTAACCCCTATAAGTGCCTGAGCAGCATCTTTAGAATACTGAGAATAACTTAAACCTGTGTCTCCCGGTAATGTATTTGTATGATATCTATATATTAAATCACTAGCTAACATATAAGGAGCTAAAGCACCATAAATAGGTCTACCATCTATAACTTTATCAGCACCTGCTTTTATCTCCCACCAATGATTTGTGTTGCCTTGCCTGTATCTCCATTCTAAGCACCCTAGTAACAATAAAGTTCCTGTTGTGCCTTTTGCTATATCCTTCATAAAAGGCTTCATGTCTCCTTTTTTACCTAAAGTTTTTAAATATGTTGCTGCGTCTACAGTAGTTTTAAGAGGTTTTGCTATAAATCCATAACCTTCTTTATCTAATTTTTTACTGCCCATATTGCCAAAGTTAAGTAAATTAAGAAGAGGCATATATTCATGCACAGTTTTTAAATGATTAGCTGTATAACGAGGGAAAGGTAAAAAACTAGATATTACAAAAGGAACTTCTTTGTGTGCCTTATTGGTAAGTCTACTGAATTTTTGTAAATATCCATCTCCCTTAAAATTAGCCTGATAAACAAACTCATAAGTTTCTTGAACAGACCTATCTATAACATCTTTAGGTATTTCTTTTAATCTTCCTGTAGATAATATGGTAAAGAAATCATGAAACTCAGGTATTTTATTTGCCTTTAATGCATCCTTAAATCCATTGGGACTAAGAGATTCTATGAATGCTTCTGCTGCCTCTGTGTTTGGATATTGTTTTGTATCAACTAATTTTTGAGCAAGTAAAGTTTCTTTATCAATATCTACTATTTTTAATTTTTTATCTTTTGGTAACTCACTTATGTTTCTTCTTAAAAAAGTTATCAATGCTCCTTGCTTTATATAGTTATCTGATACAGTGTTTAGTATATTTAACTTTGTGCCAAAACGAGATAAAACTCCACTTATACCTTTAGCATTAGCATCTCCTGAAACAGTATTACTAACATCTGCCATTTCTCTAAATAACATAGCACCTGACTCAGGAAAGGCATCTTTGTATATTTCTCTAAAAACTCTAGCCTCTGCAGGTCTTAACATATACTTTACAAAAGCTCCTGTGTCAGCCTTAAAAGGGTTTCTTCCATGAAGCACTTCATTTATAGAACGATTGACTAAATCAACTCCTACTCTAAAAACACTGTTAATATTATTTCTTATCGTTGTAGAAGGCTGTGAGGTCATAAAACCTAACTTAGCTCTATCTAAATTCATAAAAAAGTTTTTAACGTATTTAGCACTTTTTTTAGTATTTTGTGCCACTTCTAATGCAACATCTTGTGGAAAAGATGCATAACCATCATTAATTAATCCATTTAACTGAGTGTTAAGTGCATCAATACCTCTTTCTGCGTCTTTAGCTTTATATATTTTTCCTAGCTGACTGTATGACTGAAGTGTTTTAGCAGCATCAGACACATCACTTAAAAATATTAATCCAAATTCATCTAAACTTAAATTGTGGTCTTGTAATATTTTTTGTATAGAATCCACTTCTAATAGTTTGTATGTGCCATCCTCTTGAAGAACACCCTCTGTTAAGGCTCTGTGTAAACCTGTTGTTATTCTTTCCTTAGGTCCTAGCTTTAATAAGTCTGTCATTTTTAATGCAGCGACAGCAAGACTCTTGTGAAAATCTACAGGTAAACTTCCTATAAATCCATCTTGTCCCGGCTTGAGATTTTTTCTATACTCTCTTCCTAAAGAAGTTTGCTCAGGATTTAAAGCCTCTAATTGCTTAGATATTCTTTTGTATTTTGGATTATTAATTCCAAATTTTTTTAAATACTCGTCTGTTTTTATTTTAGCATTTTGTGACAACTTTAACTTTGCATTTGTATATTTTTCATTTAATTTATTTGCCTTAGCTAGTGCTCTAGTTTCAATTACAGAGCCTCCTCCACCAAGAAGAAAACTTCCACCTATTTGTAACCCTGTTTCTATCGCAACCACACTAGGTCTAAAATCTTCTTTAATTATTTTTTGTCTTATATCTTCTTTTCCTACACTCTGAGCTACAGCAAAGGGAGCTTCATATGTAGCTGCTAATGCACCTTTTTTAAGAAATTGTTTTAGGTAAGTTGTTATTTTGTTTTTTACTGCCTTACCTGCAAGACTAGAAGCTACTGTTAAATCAGGTCTTCTAGCAAAAGTTGCAGCACCTACAGATATTATAGTAGATGGAGAAGTTGCAACACCACCAAAGTAGTCCTGTGTTTTTCTGAAAGACATATCTTCTCCTGCAAATTTCTCCCAAGAGTCTAGTAGTCTGCCATATACATTTGTTCTAAATTTTCTAGCTTCAGGGTCTTTTTCTTCTAATAAATAGTCATAATCATACCCAAGAGTTATTTCATTAGCCACATCATAGTATCTAAAATGCTCTGCATATGCATTCCATATTTTTTCTTTTGTGTCTAATTCTTTGTCTGTATAGCCACCCCTCATTTTTAAAAAATAAATTGCATCTGCCTCCCAATCTGCATTGCTCATTAAATTTTTTTTATTCACATCTTTTCTATCAAGGAGGTTATAAGATAGCTTTTCTAAACCCTCAGGTGTCTTATATGGGTCTTCAATCTTTTTTCTAGGTAATGGTTTTACTGGAATAAAGAGCTTAGATTCAGGCAGATTAACCTCTACTTCATTATTTTTTTCTAATAGAGAATCTGTCTGCTCTTTTAAGGTAGGAGTTTCATTAATATTATCTTCTTCTTCAGAAAAAATATTCCTCAAACTTTGTAGAGTTTCGTTTTTTGTTTTTTCATCAAGTTTAATATTTTCATTTTCTAACATTTAATTTCCTAATTTGGTAACATAGTTCCTGAAATCATGCCAAGCTGTTTCATTCTATTTAAAATCATATCTTGAAACTGTCTAATTTGTTGTATAGTAGCATCTTTATTCATTATTTTAGCCATCTTATATAAACGCAGTTTAAATTTTGTTAATTTATCTAACTCATCTAAAGCATTGCCCTTGTATTGTTGCAATACATCTGTCATGAAGTATTCTGGAAAAACAGCAGAATAGTTTTTTTCGCCTTGAGAGTTTCCTTTATTATTATTTATCCAACTTGTTATGTCTACTTTAAAGTTTTGAAGTATTTTATCTGTTTTTATTTGAGATTGACTTAGTGTGCTTATGCCTTGATTATTCTTTATAAAGTTTTGCATAGCTGTTAAAGAGTCTGCCTTGACACCTTTTTGTCTAAATTTTTTATTTATATCAGCTAATATGAATTGCTGTGCTTTTGCTTGTGCAGCTACCAATCCTAGAGAAGGGTCTTCTAATTGTAATTCTCTGACTTTTTGTGCGTACATGGGTGTATATATACTACCAACTTGAGTAGCAACATTTATAAAAGTGTCTTCAGCACTTTCTGGAATGTATTGCTGTGAAGTATCATCATATTCTCCTGTTCCTCCTAAAAGTGTATGTAAAGATTTTATAATACCCCTTTGAGTAAATTGATATGTATCTTTAGGTGCTTTTGTATCTATAAGAAGTCTGCCTTGTTTTGATAAACTATAGTAAGTAGGCACATCACTTAATCCAACAATCCTATCAGTAGTTTCTAATGTTTTATCTGCAGGTGCTCCTCTTTGTATAGCCTTAGTTAATTTTTCACTAGGGTCAGTATCAAAAAGAACATCTGCAAAAGTCTTAGGTATTAAACCACTCACATCTAGTTTAGACTCTTGATAAGCAGGTACTAAAGAATTTATTAATTTACTAGGTGTAATATTAGGTATTTTATTTTGAAACTGCTTTATTCCGTCAAACATTTTGCCTTTTGCTTCTTTTCCCCTTATAGGCTCTAGTTTTTTAATTATGTTGTCTCGTTCTGATTTTGGAAGTTTCATTAAGTATGCTACATCCTCTATATTGTATAAGTTTAAAAGAGGTAGAACTTCTTCCTTAACAGCATTTATTTTTTCTGTGTGCTTTTGTCTATTAGCTAATCTCTGTCTTATAGCAGCAGAAGAAGACTCTTTTATAGCTTCTTTTTGAGCTTGTATTTGTTGCTCTAAAGTTTTAGACGCACCTTCAGCAACACCACCTAAAAAATCTAAAAAGTCAAATCCCACTATGCTCTCCTAGACATTATGCCTGTTGTCTCATCTACTTCATTTGTAGTTTCTTCAGGCATTTCATCTGCTTCTGCCATTGTTTCTAATTCTTCTCTTGCTTTTTCAATACCTGCTATAATTCTAGAATCTTCTGTTTCAGCATCTTTGTCTCTTTCCATACCTGTGCTGTATTCTATACCTGCTCCCTCTGCCATGTTAATTATCATTTCCATGATTACAGGTGTAGCTAACATACCTACATCTATAGTGTGTCTACCTTCCATAACTCCTGCTAATTGTATTGTATTAGCTAAAGTTGTTACAGGCACTCCTGATTCTAATATATTTATCATTTGTTCAGCTACAGAATCATCTTCCATTTTATTTATATAGTGTTGAACTGCCTCTTGTATAGTCGGCTGTTGAGGAGGTGTTTGCCAAGGTCTAGCACCTACTTCATGTGTTAAAGCCATACCTGCTACAGGAGCTTCTAATCTAGGCTGTGAATTATCAAGCATCTTGTACTACTCCCATTTTTTTAAACAATTCTTTTTTCATTTCTTTTGTTGTTGCTTTACCTGCAGGAGTAACTAAAATTCTTTTGTTATCATCTATTACGTCTGTAACTCCTAGCTGTTCTTTTTGTTGTTTTCTCATCTCAACAATAACATCTTTTACAAATTGTAAATCTTTATTTTTACTTATATTACTAGTGTTGTCCATAGCACTAACTCTTTTTAATAAACCTTTAGTGTCACTTGTTTCTTTTTTATTGCCTCTCTCTTCATCTAATTTTATAAGAGAGTTTATTCTTTCAAATAAATTACCTGCAGGATTAAACATTATTACCTCTTAATTATTTAAATGTACCAATATAGGCACTTCCTAATTGACCAATTAAGTTACCTATAGACTTTGTTGATGCTGATGTTCTTTGTGAATCAGCTAATTTTTTAGATGCTTCTGAGTTAATATTAGCAACAGCTAATTCAACTAGTCGTGATTGGTCACTCTCAGCACTCTTCCATGCCCACTCCATAGTGTCAGCATAGAACTGCCATAAATTGTCATATTGTTCGTTAGAAACATCTAATACTGCTTTTGCATTTAATTCGTTGGCACGATTGATTGCAGAAGTATCAGCAGTAGCAATTTCTCTTCTCCATACTGCATTGTTTTGTGCAATAGCAAGTTGATTTGTTGCATTAAATTGGTCTCTCTGATTAGACACTTCAGCATTAAATCTAGATAAAGTATTAGCTTCACCTGTATTAAACTGTGCCTGTGCATTTGCCTGTGTTGCATTAAACTGTGATATCTGATTTGCTAAGTTAGACATAAATTGGTCTACTTGATTTTGTGACGTAGCATTAAACTGTCTTGCAGCATTTGTTGCCGCTTGGTCTGTCAGAAGAGATTGATTTATTGCTTGTGCATTAAATAGTGCAGTTTGTTGCTCGTTAGTTAAATTAGCCATATCCATTTGTAAGAAGTTATTTGCATTTTGTACAGAAGCCTGTTGTCTTGCATTTAAGTTTGCAGTATCTAGTTGTGCAAGTGCAGAAGCCTCTGCCATAGTTAATGCCTGTCTATTTGATAAATTATTTAAATTTACAGTATTTGCTGCTCGACTATTCTCTAAGGCAATAGTCTGTTCTGCAGTAAAGTTTCTATTTGCTATATCAGCTATACGTGCAGAATTTTGTACTCTTGCCTGAAAGGATTGGTCAAACTCTTGTCCAATAAACTGTGCTCTTTGTTGAGCAGCTAACATGGCTCTTTGTTGTCTGTTAGATAAATTTTGTGCCTCAAACGTAGCAACAGTTCTTGCATCTGCCTGTGCAATAGGTAGTGCTGATTCCATCGCTGCTTGAATAAGTGCCTGTCCTGCAATACTAGAAGCACCTAGACCTCTTTGTTGCATAACTGCATTAACACCTCTGATTGCTCCTGCTGCCCATGCAGGTGGATTTGTTGCATCGAAGTTTGCAGTTAAACTAGCAAGTTGTCCTGCGACAGTTGCTTGGTCAGTTGGTGTGGATGTTGCTGCCTCTACTTGTTCTGTAAATGCCTTTGCCTTTTCAGCATTTGCCACAGGGTCTATGAGTTCACCTGACTGTATTTCTCTTTGTACAGGGTTATCTAACTGAATTGAATTACCTTGTGCAGCAGTCACATTTGAGACACTAGAGGCTGTTTGTTGAGCAGCTACCACCTTAGCTCTTGGGTCTGTTAAGTCTGTCTGTGCTGCTTGATTCGCCTGTATAGCATCTTGTACCTCAGGAGTTACCTGTGCTACCTCCATTTGTGTGGCAGTAGCAGTGATAGGAGCATCTGCTTGTGTTGTAGTAGCCTGTGCAGTAGGTGCAACAGGTGCAGTGTCTACTTGTCCTACATCACTAATCATTTGTTCCTGCATTACAGGCGTTAATTGTGGTTGTGTAACTGCACCCACAGGTATTGCACCTGTCTGTGCTAATGTGGCTGAAACATCTTGAATAGAGGGGTCTTCTGAATATGCAGGTACTTGTCCTTCCTGTTCACCTAATGTGGTTACATAGGCTTGTCCTGCAGGAGTAAATGAAGGAGTAGACTGTGTTGGTACACCACCCTCTTGCATTTTAACAACACCACCACGAGCCATTTGTTTTGCAGACTCTTCGTAGACAATCATCTGTCTTTTCTTTTCAGGATTTTGGTCTAAATAATTTTCAAAATTATCTAATGAGCCTTCATAACCAAGTCTATTTGCTATTTTCTGTAATCCTGTAGGTTTAAAACCTGTAAATATTGCCACTATTTAGCTCCAATTAATATCTTATCTAGTTTATCTTCTAGTCTTTTGATTGCATCCATAAGGTCGTGCATATCATCTTTTACATCATCCTTACGTGCATATTCTTCTCTTGTTTTATTTAGGAGTATTTGTATACGCTTTACCTCTTGGAACATCTTGTTGAATGCCCAACCGAATGGTACTACCACCATTGTTAGGACTATGTTCCAAAATAACATTGCGTCTATCTCCATCTAATTATATCCTTTTTATACAAAATGTCAAGTTAATTCTCTGTTGGGAAGTCGTTTATCGGTGCATTCCCATCTGTAGGTTTACCATCACTATCAACAGGTGCATCAAACAATGCTATTAACTCTGATAACTTCGTACAATTATTAATTTTAGTTTCTATTGTGTTACACGCAGTTCTTACACTATCTCTATATTTTGTTGTTGCATCAGGTATAGCAGTTCCCTTTTCTGCTTTACGTGTAATCATCCAATCTGTTTTAGATAATAGTTCGTTAGCAGTTCTTTTAGTTTGTGTTATCCAAATAGATTTTAAACCGAGTGTTACGACTTGTTTACCATTTGGGTCTAAAACAGCTTTACCATCTGTATCAACTTCATTTACATCTGTAAGACTACGTTCAATTAATGTTCCATTTGCTTGTCTACCACTATAGAATCTATTATCAAAGGGTGCTTCAGATGCAGGTGGGTCTTCCCATGTTAAACCATTGTCTCTTTTTTCAGAGTCTGACCATCTCATCCAAATAGCAGGATGTTTTACACCACTATCTGAAACCCATGCTTTCCCAACTCTTATTTCTTTACCATTATGCTTCCACGGCATAGTCTATCTCCCTATCTTGCATTACTAAATTTAAATGGCTGTGTTGCAAAAGCCATGTATACAAATGTACCACCACTACTATTATAAACAGCTTCTTGTGTCCGTACTTTGAAGCCATTGGATAAGAAATCTATATTAATAGGGGTGCTTAATCCTGAACCATCAACCTCTGAGCCATTTCCCGGTGTAAATAAATATATATCTGTTGAGTTAAATGTGTTTCTTTTGTTATCAAGTAATTGAAAAGAGCCTGAATCATTACTTCTTTTTAGCATGAGAAAGGCAGGTCGAAATCCTGTGTAGACAAAAGGACCATCTGTTGAATTATTGCCAATATATTTGCCAAACTTAGAGTAGCCTTCAATCTCTGCAAAACAATAGGCTAAATATTTAATAGTATTTTGGTTTACTCTTCCATTAGTAGCATCAACTGTTCTAATTGTAAAAGTTGTATCTTGTACTGATTTAAACTGGTCAGAATAATAATTCTCTCCATTACCTGAATCTAAGAAAAGCAAATCTGTTGTGTAAGTTGCGTCAGGACTTAAATTTTGATGCCAAACAATCCAGTTGTCTGAACTTGTGTTATCTCTAGCTTTGAGGATAACCATAGCAGGCTTAACCCCTAAACCATGACCTATAGTTACATCACTGTTATTAGTTCCGTTACCAGTATATAAAACAATACTGAAACCTGCTGTTGTATTCGCTTGTACTGTAGATGTTATATCGCCATCACTGTTACTGCTTGTCGTGCCACCATTTGCTTTCCAATTCCACACGACAAAATTAACATTGTTATTATCATACAAACCACCAGAAACTTGTATTCCATTTGTAATTATTTTAGGATGAGAATCACTTGCTTCTGCATCTGTGTTGTTTGGATGTAAATTAGGATAAGTTCCACTACTTTCTCTTGAACTGTCAATAACAACATGATTGTCTGCTGCACTTCTTGCTTTTAACCATACCCAATCTGGTGTAAATGTATTTAATGCAACATTTCTATTTGTTGCATTTGTTCCTGTGTATAAAAATGTATTAAAATGGTCATCTGCTTGAGATGACTGTGCAGGACTAATAGTTAAGTTAGGTAGGTTATCTGAGCATAGTGCTAAAAAACCACTAGGGGGTTCATATTGAAAAGAGCCATTACCATTACCATCTGTATTTCCTGCTGTTGTTTCGTTTCCTGCAAATGTATCATCTTGACCAAAATTAACGTGTAATGTGTTATTAGATGTCTGTCTTACAAAAGAAGGTGTAAGTCTACCACTAACACCTGTATACGCTGCATTTGTTGTTGTTCCTGCTTCTATCTGTCCTTTTACAGTGGCAGAATTATCGCTTGTTCCGTTGTTAAACCAACTGCCTTGTTTACCAAAATAGATAGCTTCATTATCTACATCTAAAGCAACCATAACAACATGACCATCTGCAGTCTCTCCACCATAACCATTTACTATGGTATTACTATTTCTTCTTGCACCACTTCCTGAGTTATCGCTTGTAATAAATCCCCACTCATAAGCATCTGAGCCTAAATCCTCGTTTGTCATAACATATCTGTCGGTATCAAACACACCCATTCCAAATCTATTTGAACTACTTTGTCTTACTTCCCAATACCATTTACCACTATTAACTGCAAAAGTTCCCGGTATTCTTCCACTATTACCACCACCTGTTATAACTGCTTTTAAATTACCTTCAGATACTGCTCCTGAACTTTGTTTTCCTAAAGCATTTAAGACACAAAAATTATTTTCAGGACTGTCTTTTGTAAAATCAGTTGACACAATGTTTGTTGTCTTTGTTAAATGATTACCTGAACCTGAAGCATCTGCTATTGAGTTGTTAGGTTGGTCTGTGTCTGAACCATATGGGTCTGTTCTTGAACTGCCAGATGTATTTAAATCGGAAGCGTTAAAATCTAATCTAAAACCACCAGTTCCAAAATTAGTGTTACCATCTTCATAAAATTCTATTTGACCAACATTCACAGTTGTACTTGTATTTGGTGTTATTAACACCCAATGATAAGTAAAAGCCGTATCTGTTGTAAAACTGCTAATAGTTTCTTCAGATGTAATAGTAGTATCTGCAAAATATTTTATTGCACCTCTTTCACCATTTGAGCTTATAAGATTGTCATTTACAGATGAAGAAGTGAATAAAAGAGTTCCATCAGTTCCACTAGAAGGTGCTCCATTTTTACCATAAAGTTTGACTGTAAATGTTGAACCTGCAGAACCAACAAAACCATCACTTGTTGGTGAATAAAGAATAAAACCTGTTATTGTTTTTGAGCTACCCCAATTTTTACCTATATAACCAGTTGATACATTACCACTTGTTGCTGCACCACTACTAGTTGCTTGAAATCTTGTACCATTAAATGCTCCTGCTAATCCACCTTGAGCAGTTAAATCTCCAATAGCAGTGCCAGTATCTTGTGCTATTAAAGATGGTTTGGTTGCATAATTTCTTGGAATCCAAACTCCGTTTTTATCTTCGCCAAAAGCTGTTGGGTCTAAAGCAAGTCCATTTACATAACAAGTGTAAGCAGTGTGACCTGTTATATAACTATCTGAACCTCCTCCGGGAGGATAATAATTAGCTAAAAAATTGTGTTGAAAATTTCCACCATAACCTAATTCTTGACGAACACCACTTCTTGTGCCACTACCCATAGATGTTAATTCAACACCATTAATATATCCTCTTTGTCTTTTATTTTGTGTGCCATTTGTGGTGTCCCAAGTCCATAACAAATTGTAATAATTAGTTTCATCTCGCAAAAAAGCATTACTTGCAAAATAATTTACACCATATCCACCAAAAGCCATATTACCAGTGTTGTTGATTTGAATAAAACTAAATTGTGATTCACTTCCACCACCATAATTTTGAAATACATATCTTCCATATGCTGTATCACTAAGATTTTGTCCTTTTAGCCACATATTAAAAGAGCCAGTCATTCTATCACCTGCACTTGGAGTGTAATAAAAATAATTTGAATCACCATATTCTGTTCTTAATGATTGTGTTGCCACACCATTATAAAAACCAGTGCTTTCGTCACCTATACTTGATGCAGGTAATAAACTCATTTTATGTTAAAGCTCCTGTTGCACCTATTAGTATTGTATCGTTACCACTTGATGCAGAACAATAATAACTAAGCATATATGTTCCTGCTGAAGATATTGCTGTTAAAATATCTGCATTTATAGCAACACTAGCGTGGGCAGATACTGTGTGACCACCAGTGTTAATTAGCATAATTGTTCCTGATTGACCTTCTGCAGGATTAGATAAAGTTAAAGTAAAGTTACCTGATGGAGTACACTTAAAAAAGTTAGCAGTCGCTAAATCAAAGTTACCATCGTTATCTGTTTCTTGATTACCTGTTGCTCTACCTGCTACAGATGCGTCATCTCCTACAGTTACGTCTCCTGTTGTTGTAACGTTTCTAAAACCTGTTACATCTTTGTTAGAGTCAACAATAACTGCTTTAGACGCAGACACTGTGCCTGCAGTAATTCCGTCTACCAAATTTAACTCAGCAGCAGTGGATGTAACTCCATCAAGAATATTTAGTTCTGCTGTCGTAGCAGTTACCCCATCGAGGATATTTAGTTCGGCTGTGGTAGAAGTAACACCATCAAGAATGTTTAACTCTGCAGCGGTGGAAGTTACCCCATCAAGGATGTTTAATTCGGCTGCAGTAGAGGTCACTCCGTCAAGGATATTTAGTTCTGCAGCAGTTGATGTAATTGACGTACCACCTATCTGTAATGTTGTAGCATTTACTTCACCACTTGAACCATACACAACTGCTTTACTATTTACAATAGTTCCTGCACTTGAGCCATCTACCAAGTTAAGTTCGGCAGTGGTAGAGGTTACTCCGTCAAGTATATTTAATTCTGCAGTAGTTGATGTCACCCCATCTAATATATTAAGCTCTGCAGTTGTGGATGTCACACCATCTAAAATATTTAACTCTGCAGCAGTAGAGGTCACTCCGTCAAGGATATTTAGTTCTGCAGCAGTTGAAGTTACATCTGTGCCACCAATTTCTAATGTAGTTGTTTTTAACTCTCCAGTTATTGTAACACCAGTTGCAGTAGTCTGAAGTTTTGTATTGTGATTATGTGTAAGTAAACACTCACCACCATCTAAAAATTTAGCAATATCATTGTTGTCTTTATCTTCTATTAATAAACCAAAATCTGCTGAATTACTAATATTAGCTTTTATTTGATAACCTTGGGATGTTCCATCAGCACTTAAAAATCTTAAAATACTACTACTTCCGTTTTGAAAAGTAATATCACCTGATGTGGTAATGTTAGTGCTAGAGTCTGCTGTTACTGCTTTACTTGCTTCCACTGTTCCTAATGTTGTTACGTCAACATAGTTAAGCTCTGCTGTAGTAGCAGTAACCCCATCTAGTTTGTTTAACTCTGCAGTAGTAGAGGTTACTCCATCAAGGATATTTAACTCTGCAGTAGTAGAAGTCACTCCGTCAAGTATGTTCAACTCTGCAGCAGTAGAAGTTACTCCATCAAGTATGTTCAACTCTGCAGCAGTAGAGGTTACCCCATCTAGGATATTCAATTCTGCAGTAGTAGAAGTTACTCCGTCAAGAATGTTTAACTCTGCAGCGGTGGCAGTTACGTCAGTGCCGTTTATAGATAATTCATCCGTTTCAAGTTTTCCATTAATATCTGCATTACCTTCAATATCTAAAGAATTTGCATCAAGTTCACCTGATATTGTAATATTTCTACCACCTGATATGTCTTTGTTAGAATCAGTTATGATAGCTTTACTTGCTATTACAGTTCCGTTTGTAATGCCATCTATTAAGTTGATGTCTGCAGCACTGGCAGTAACTCCATCAAGGATGTTTAGTTCTGAAGTGGTTGCAGTTATACCATCAAGAGTATTAAGCTCTGATGCTGTTGCAGTGACACCATCTAAGATGTTTAACTCTGCAGCAGTAGCAGTTACATCACTACCATTTATAGATAGCTCATCTGTTTCAAGTTTTCCATTAATATCTGCATTACCTTCAATATCTAAAGAATTTGCAATAAGTTGGTCTACTTGTAAATCTTCGTGGTTAGAACCTAATAATAATTCAAACTTAGGACCTGTTGTATTGTAATTAATTTTAGCGTCATCACCACTACCACCTTCAATAGTTATACCTGCACCATTTATAACTGCACTTGTACTATTGTCACTATCTAATACAATATTATGATCACCTATATTAACAGTGTTTGAGTTTACTGTAGTTGTTGTCCCTGATACAGTTAAACCTCCACCGATAACAACATCACCATTAAATGTAGCTTTACCTGCTAACGCCATATCGATGTCAAGAGCAGTTATAGGAGAAGAACCATCTGTTCCTTTTATCTTAAAGTTTTTATCGGCAGTGCTTACGGTAAATTCAACATCAGTAGAATTGTTACCAATATTTAATATTGTTGTACCACCGTCTTTAAATATTATGTTACCATTGTCAGAATCAAGTATAATATCGTTAGCAACATCTACTAAAAGACCATCTGAAGGAGCTAATAATTCAGGTGTAGTATCTTCTGATACGTTTGATAATGCGTCACCACTACCTGCAGCAAGACCTGAAACTATCACACTTCTTGTAACTCTTTTTAAACCACCATCAGTTTCATCTACAACTATAAATTGATCTCCACTTGCAATTGAGGATAAGCTAGTTAAATCAGTAACGGCTGTAGGACTGTAATTATTGCCATCTGCTATAAGAAAGTGACCTGAAGTGTTAGTTCCCATAGTGATATCATCACCTGAAACTGTTAAATCACCTGTCATGCTTACGTTTCTAAATCCACCTACGTCTTTGTTTGAATCTGCGATGACTGCTTTTGATGCAGATACTGTGCCTGCTGTTATGCCGTCTACTAAATTCAACTCAGCTGCTGTGGATGTAACGCCATCAAGTATGTTTAACTCTGCAGCAGTTGATGTCACACCGTCAAGTATATTTAATTCGGAAGTTGTTGCAGTAACTCCATCCATGATATTAAGTTCTGAAGCTGTCGCTGTAACGCCGTCTAATATATTTAACTCTGAAGTTGTTGCTGTCACACCATCTAGAATATTTAATTCTGAAGCAGTAGATGTTACCCCATCTAGTATGTTTAATTCAGAAGTTGTTGCTGTAACGCCATCTAAAAGATTTATCTCTGTTGCAGTTGCAGTAACTGCTACGTTCTCATTTATCTTCGGACTTGTTAAAGTTTTGTTTGTTAATGTTTGCGTGATATCTACAGCAACTAAATCTTGTGTATCACTACTTCCACTATTGGGAAGTCTTAATGTATTACTTGCATCAG